GGGCGCTCGTTCCGGCTGCTCATTTTCCGTCTCCTCCCGCTTCCGCGCGGTCGCCTCGTCCTTGAAGACGCAGGCATGAAATCCACAGCTCTTGCACCGAATCCACAGCGCGTCCTCGCGCACATACGGGTTCTCCATGATGGCGGGCATACTGCACAGCGGGCAGAGCGCCAGCTTGGAGCGGTCAATGGTCGTCAGCATCGTTTACGCCTCCACTTCCTGAATGCGGATGCCGTAGCGGAACAGCATCAGCTTGCGGCGGATGAGGTACTCCTTCGTGCGGAAGCCCTTCACGTCCTCCACGACGGTGCGCCCGTCCGCGTCGGTATAGACGAAATCGGCGACATAGAAGCACGCGCGTTCAAGGACATTCCCGTCCTCGTCCCGCTGAGCGGGGACAAGCTCATACCGCACTTGGCGCTGCAAATCGCCGATTTCGCCCGCCTGCGCCATCAGGCAGAGTTCACGCCAGCGGCGGTATTCCGCTTGACTATCGAACGTCATGCCATTGATGACGACTTTCTCGTTGCCGTACTTGCGCTGCGTGTCTTGGAGCGACAGCGCCTCAGCGAGCGTCACGGGCGACATTTCCGTCGCCCGGATGGCTTCTTTTGCCTTAGAGGGGTACTTCAACGCCTGTCACCTCCTCCAGCGATTCCGGGAAATCGCGGTCGTCGTCCGGTTCTTCCTGCTTCTTGCGGGGCGCGTCGCAGAACTCCTGCTGGCTGACGATGACCTCCACCATCGTCTGCGGCACACCGTCCTTCTCATATTTGCTCACTTCCAGCGAACCGCGCACGGCGACGCGCTGACCCTTGCGCAGGTACTTGGCGGCGAAATCCGCGCCCTTGCCGAACGCCTTGCAGCGGATGAAGTCGGTAGCCTGCTGTTCGCCCGTCCGGCAGCGCGGAATGGCGAGGGTATACCGGGCGACGCTGACTCCCGTGCCGCTCGTTGTGCCGATGATGGGGTCGGCGGTCAGGCGACCAATGCCGAAGAATACGTTCATGAGAGAACCTCCTTGCACGATGTGTTCCAATATGCTACAATTGCATCGAAAGGTGGCGATTTTGATGTATCCAGACGATGAAACGCCGGATGAAGAACTGCTGGAAGCCGTCGCGGAAGCAAGAGCGATTGCCGCAGGGCAAATCAAGACGCGCGTCTATCACACTGTGCAGGAGCTGATAGACGAGCTGACAGCCGAAGCCGATGCGGAAATAGAAGCAGAACGCGACGGCAAACAGGGCGATTCGGTCACTTCTGCCGCGGAATGAGCGACAGCGCAAGCACCGTCGCGCAAATCAGCAGTGTAATCAGAACGCTGTCAGACATATCCTCCACCTCCTCACAGCACGCGCAGGGCGCCGTCCATCAGCTCATAGAGCCGCCCCCAGCACCTCGAAGCGGATGTAGTGGATGCTGCCCTCGCCACGGGGCGCGCCGTCAGGGGTGCGCACGGAGAATGTGTGCACCAGCACCGGGCGGCGGTCGTAGTTGGTGATGCCGTCCTTGCAGCGGATGTCGCCGTGGCGGTTGCGTTCCAGCGGCTTCTCCGTCGTCACGATGGTGATGCGCTCCCGCTGGAAGCCGCACCACGACGCGACCAGATCCGCCGCCTCGATTTCGTCCAGCCGCCGCGCCATGCCGCACGCGCAAGTGTCCGCATAGGTGCTGTATTCGCGGTTGGTGATGCCGGGGAAGTACGTTTCCCACTCCTGCTCGTGCTCCAAACGCTTTTCCAGCGCCTTGGCACGCTCGCGGTAGAAACTGCTCTTGTCTGCCATCAGGCATCCTCCTTCCGCCGGAACAGGCGGTCAAACAGACTGCGCTTGTGTTTGTCGCTCTCATCAAGCGCATCACGAATCGCGCCACGAATCGCATCGCGGAAGTCAGTCGCCAGCAGTGCGCGGGCAAGCCGCTTCGCGTCGCCGTTAATCATCAGCTTACCGCGAATAATCTTCCCGTCGTCCTGCGGATGCGTCAGCGCCAGCACGAGCACATCGTCCGCGTAGGCGCTTTCCTGCGCGGAGTCGGTGGAATCCGGGTCGTGCGTCTGGAGCACGACACAATAGGGGTGGTCAGCGAAGCCCATCAGAAATTCCTCCTTCTCATCTCGGAGGCTGCCCCCGCGCGGCACATCATGGCGGTCATGCCGGGGGTGACGGGCGACTTCCGCTGCACCATTGCAGCGCGAATCTCCCGGCGCTTCTGGCGCGGGGCAGTGCGGCAGTCCAGCGACGTCAGCAGTTCGCCGAGGCCGTAGATGACCGCCGGGATGCCAATCACCGTCAGCAGTGCCGCGAATAGTGCCATCTCGAAGCTCATGGGGAAACCTCCTTGTCTTGCTTACTCGTTGTCGTCGTCGGGCGCGTCGTCAGCGTCCAGCAAATCTGCGTCGCCGTTCAGCGTCACTTGCTCGAAGCACTTTTCCACCTCGAAGGTGCGCCCGTCGAGGGAGAGGATGAAGCTCGCGTGAAAGGCGAAATCCTTCGCGCGTCCTTCGGTGTCGAAAAGCATGGCGCGGTCGAGGTCGGCAGTGAGTTCCACGCCGCCACGGGTGAAGCGGGCAAGATACAGGGTCACGCCGTCCGGAATAGGGAGCTGGACGACGTAGCCGATGGGGTTCAAGCTCACTGCGCTTCCTCCTCTTGCTTCGCGCGAAACTCGCGTATCATGAGTGCCAGCCGCGCGTACATGCGAAGGTCGTCATCGTCTGCCATCAACTGTGCAATACCACTGGGCTTGCCGCAGATAAACACATGGCTCGACGCTTTGCCCCCTTCTGCCACATCCATGATGTCGCTCGCAATGACGACCACCGTGCTTTCCGTCCAGTCCGTTACGATTTCGCCCGTCGCTGCGTTCGTCACGACGACGCGGAGCTTGTCATTCTGCTGATTCTGTGCCATCACGCATTGCCCTCCACTTCATTCGGGTCGTACTCGTCCGGGTCGTACAGCCCGGTATCTTCCAGCTGGTCGAGCATGTCATCGAGCGTGTTCATGTCCTCCCGCAGCTTGCGGTAGACCGCCATCGCGACGTAGGTGTTCGGCTGCTCCGACAGGCTGTTCAGCGCGGTGCGCATGGTGTTGTAGAGCTGGATGTAGACCTGTCGTGCGCCGAGGTGGCTCATCAGCTTGCCCATGTGTTCGCGCGGGGAATACATCTCTTCCAGATACGCCAGCTGACGTGCGCGCCACGTCGTGATGGTCATCTTCTCGCCAATGGTCATGGGGGAAACCTCCTTTTTTGTAGTTCCCACTAAGGGAGTGTAAACTGCCAATCACTGCTGCCCCTGAACGTACTGCGCAAACTTCTTGGCGAAGATG